TTTCGTTTCCAAAGGTTTCTACATCAATATCCTGTTTTGCAAGTGTTAAGGCTGATTTGATTAGTTCAGCCTGTGCATCTGCTAAAGTGAATGTAATTTGCTGGAATGGTTCTTTATCTCCATCAGGCAATTCAAAATCCTCACCAAAATCTTCTTCGTTTATAAACCCAAAATCATAATCAAATCCAAGTTCTTTCAATTCTTCCAATTCAGCATCCAACAGAGGAAAATCCCAAACCGAGAACTCACTCGTTTTATTATCTGCTAATCGGAATGCTTTGATTTGTGCCGGTGTCAGGTCATCAGCTTGAATGCAGGGTACTTCTATCAATCCGAGCTTTTGAGCAGCCTTGAGCCTTGTGTGTCCCGTTACAATGACATTTGAGTCGTCTATGACTATCGGCACTTTGAATCCAAATTCAGATATTGAAGATGCAACGTGATTTACTGCACCGTCATTTATACGAGGGTTGTTATGATATGGGATTAAATCTGCTATTTTTATATTTTCTACTTTCATTCTTCCCCATAATAAAAAAACGACCTGACCTACATTTCTGTAAGCCGGGTCGTTATTATTGATGCCGTCTTATTTATTGCTCACTCCCGGAAGGAGGCGGTTTTATGAAGACCGTTAATTAACCGGGAGCAAGACTTATATCACTCTATTGTTTGTTTAGCTTCTTTCTTTACTATTTTCCCGTCTTTAATATGTAAGATGATTTGACCGCCTTTGATGTTCTCACCTGCATAATCACAAACCCAGTCTTTGTTTATATTGATTGCTGTCTGTTTTACTATCTCATCTATGAACATATTTTCCTCTTATACGTCAACTGAATTCTGTAAGAATTTTTTGTCAAGCTGTTTGTTAAGTTTGTCACATAACAGCCGATTCACGGCAAGCCGTGACATCTTAGTGTTATGCGAAATCAAAATAATCTTGTACATTGTTTTTTAGTCGCATTACTGCTTTGTTGCTCATTTCTTTACTTATTTCTAATATATCAATATCAAAACCTTCATCAATACAGGCACACCCGATACTTGCAGAACCTCCGTGAGTATCTATCAGTTTCCACCCGTCTTTTGCATATTTTGACAAAATCCATTTATAAAGTTGAATTGGCTTCTGTGTGGGGTGGATTCGCTTTTCTTGAACATATTTGTCAAACATTTTAGCAGGACAATCAAAACTACTCCAAGCATATTCCCATCTACTAAATGTTGGCATATATTGTTTTTTATCCCAACAAATTATCCCTCTTGTCGGAGGTAGATTGAAATAGTTTCCACCCCAAATTATTTGATTTTTAGATATCCTGAAAAGTTCGTCAAAATATGATTTATCTGGTTTTATATCCCATTCGCTATTCATATTCTGCAAGGCACTATTTTTTAATTTCCCAGCACCTTGAGACAATCTTTTACCTAATCCATACGGTGGGTCAACAATCGCCAGATCATAAAAGTTATCTGGTATTTCTTTCATAAAAATCATATTATCACAGTTATAAAGTTTTACATTTTTAATCTGATAATCTGGCTTCATTACATCTCCTTATTTTGAAATCGCATAACAAACGTGTTAGCGTAGAAAAGAACGCCACACACGTCAAACGTTACGTGAAATCCAAATACTCTTGCACATTGTTTTTCAACCGATTTACTGCATTGTCAAAATATTCTTGATCTATTTCACAGCCGTCAAAATCAAATCCCATATCTAAGCAAGCACACGCAGATGAAAACGATCCACCATGTGAATCAAATATTTTGTCACCTTCTTTTGCATAGTTGGCCAAAATCCATTTATATAATTCCGTTGGTTTCTGTGTGGGGTGGATACGAGATTTACCACCTTTCAAATTCACAAATTGAGAACACTCAAAATATTTTGACTGAACACCTTTTGATGAAAAAGCAAATTCACCATCAGAAAAACAATTATTTAATCCATTCAATTTGTTCCAAAATATCCAACCTTTTCCAGGTGGTAGAAATTCACATAAATAATTAGCACCCCACACGATTTGATTTATTGATATTCTAAACAACTCATCAAAAAACATTTTATTTGGACTATTTGCATCCCAATTTGTTTTATGGTATCTAAAATCTGGATAATCTGTGTAACTGTTTGGCCTATCTGGTTTTGTTCTTTTATTTGAATTATCCATTCCAATCCCATACGGGGGGTCGACAACAGCCAGATTATAGTAGTTATCTGGTATCTGTTTCATAAATTCCATGTTATCACAGCAGTATAGTTTGACGTTCTTAATTTGATAATCTGGCTTCATTTATCCTCCTGACTTCACGTAACAAACGCACCCACTCCAGAATCGGCGTGGCTTGCATCACCGTTATGGGCTATCTTTTTCTTTACCAAATAGTCCTGCGAATAGTGCAATAAATATAAATTGTGCTACTCCAATAAAAAAATACAAGGTGAAATTATGAGTCCTCTTCTTGTTGTCATTATAGGCTGTCTGGTTACTGGTATTGTCGTTATTATTACAAGAGTCATCATTATTAAAATCAATAATATCTCGACAATTTCTAAAAATATAAAGCTTAAACTCATTGAGGTCTTGCACGAAATCGAAAACCTTGACTCTAATCAAAATAAAGATGCAAGTATAATTGTTGTCAATAGTATTAACAATTTCGACCTCATCATTAAACAATATTGTTCCTTTGCTTTCAAAAGTAAAGCTAAAAAGGTTTCCAGTCATTATAATGAATACAAACAGCCATATAAAGAAAATCCTCTCGATGTAATTGGTAAATTTAGAGGGTTTCCTACTAAGAACAATGAAATAATTAAATATAAAGATGAATATTTTCCACACGAATATAAAGATTCCCGAGAAAACGCAATCCAACATTTGAATAATTTGATTAATGATCTTCAACATATAATTACTGACCGAATATGAAACAGCCCATAACAAACGTGTCAGTGTTCTGAATGAAGGAAAAGCAAGATGAACACCGCACACGCCACACATTACACAATATTTGTACCAAGCAAAAACTTAATTTCTGCTTTTATTTATCAATTTATTGTTTTTAAAAACAAGAGTGTCACCAACTGTGGCAAATGTAATTGGTGCATTAAATAATGTTGGTATTCCATTCATAATGCCAGTTCCATCAGTTTCTCTTAATTTATATAATGCTGACTTTGATCTTTGAGATTTAACATTGACGGACATTACTATTACTTCTTTTGAGAAGTCTGGTGGTTGCGAACACGAAACAATAATTAATACGGCTATTGTTATTATTAGTACTTTCATCTTTTCTCCTTTTTTGTCTTTGCTTGACACAAACATCGTGTAATAAGCCATTTAGCGATGGAAAGCCACACTGGCATCCCATTATGAGACAGTTTCATTTAATAACTGCTCCTGATTAAACACACTTTTTGAGTTTGTATAGCAAAATTCACATTGTACTTGGATTGGATATGTTTCTTGCTGAATGTATCCATTTTCATCTATGTATTCATTTATTCCAGTATCAACATAATATCCATAATCACCACAATCACATTTTTCCCATTGTTCTTTCGGTATCTTTGTTTTCATCACTTCGTTGTACATTTCTTCCTGTTTCGCCAATCCAGCGTCTATTTGATCGCTGATTTGATTTTCCTCATAAGCCATAGCATCTCCTTTCAAAAAACCTTCTCATAACAAGCGTGCCTTCGAGTGCGCAGTGCACACCCCACATTACGCACCAAATTTATCATAACTCCCCATCTTGCGTAAAAAATATTTCTGTTCATCTTCGTTGTACTTCTTTATAAATTCGATAAAATCTGTGTAGGTTTCTTTGCTCAATATCCCTTTCCTCCGGTTGCATTTATTACAGATTATTTCAATATTTTCAAGTGTGTTTTCCCCACCTGAGAATTGGGAATTTTTATGATCCGCTGACATATTCCTAACATTAAGCACGGTTTTGCAATAGCAACAGTCTTTTCCATAGCTGTCAATCATCTTCTCTTCAAGGTTGAGCTTATATACAGACCTCCAATTTGAGAGTTTAGAACGCACTTTTTTGTAAGCTGTTTTCCATTGGTGTTTATGTTGTGGAAATAGTATCGGTTGCCATTTTATTTGAAGTGTGTTTTTTGGTTTAGGCATCTATACCTTCTTCATAACAAAATTGAGCGTTTAACTCGGTTATAATATCAATAAAATCTACATCGTGAGCTAATTGAAACGTCTTAGTACCCTGAGTGTGGATTTCAACGTGTAATTCGTTAGTTATTGGTATCTCAAATAAATTAACAGGTTTCTGACCCATTCCGCACCACCCTGCAAGTCTTACGTGATGTGGTTTCCCTACGCTGCTTGACCCGGAAATACAACAATCCAATAATTCAACCCATTTATGGTAAGTGTTAGCAAGTACCTTTTGTGTCTCTTTATCTTGCTTGTAGTAGTATTCAATTAGCGGTGTCATTTCAAATACACATAAACCTGAGAGCCGGATGTAGAGTCAATTTTCTTCTGCAATTTCTTTTTGTTCAGCCCTACCCACACAATCGGATTTTCTTTTCTAATATCGAGATGTAATCCCGGTGCAGGTTTCCAGTCCGGATACATACCTACTCCTGTAAACCCGTGAAGTCTTGCAATTACAGCTTGCTCGAATATCGTTTTATCTTCTTTGTTGAGAAGTTTTTTCAACTCTTCATCCATCGTTTTAACATCAAAGAAATTAGGAGAACGCTCTTTATCAAACTCGATTAAATGTCCATCTGCTGCTCTACCTAAATAATGCTGTGAATTTTTAGAATGACCGCCTTTTGTGAAACAATGAATTGAAAACTTGGAACGGATTGAGCGGATAAAACTATTTAACTTTCTGAGTAATATTTCGCTCACTTCTCCGTCAATTTCAGAATCCGTTATGTAGTTCTTACCGTTTGCTCTTTCTTCTATATTTGGCATCTATCCCTCCACCTTAATTTTGCACAACTACACCGGTGAAAATTTCCCCATCGAGATTTAATTTAACATTTAGTTCAACTTTTTCTGTGACACATTTTCTCTCTTCTTGCTTCAAAATCTCACGACAATGCTTAATTTCATCTTTATAGCCTTTGATGTTAGTCTCTTGTCGCTTGATTTGACGTTCAAGTTCTTTTATGCGGTATTGTGGGTTTTGTGTAGATATTATGTTGAATAGACTTATGAATTGCTTGGCGTTTTCTGTCATTAGTGGGTCTTTTATCCAACATTGGGATTTATACTTTCTATAATAATCACAATCTGCATTGATTAATAAATTGGATATATTAAAAGGACAATATGAACAGTGTACACTCTCACAACTTCCTTCTTGTTCAACAATCTTCCTCGCATTTTCTACCAAAATCTTCACGTTTTTACCTTTTACATTGAAATCGCTCTTTTTCATCACTACTCCTTTTTATTTTTTCCTGAGGCATAAAATTTCCCATAACAGCCGACCTCTGCTAAAGCAGAGCGTCCAGCCGTTATATCGCATTTTGCGTAGCTGAATTAATATTTAATATAAAAGTCTTCATAATATTTTATTAATTTCAACAATTTGCTTGTCCTTACATCGTGTGTGTGTGCTGGTTTTATTCCTTCATTCTCCGTATGTTCCATTATTTTATATTTCTCATACATTTCTTGGGATTCACCTATTGTTAAGTTTTTGGCAAACTTATCAAAGTGTTCTAAATCTATCATTATATATTCCTCCATCCATCTACACTAAAACGCAATATAACATCAGCGTCAGTGCGTTAGTTTTCTTTGTAGCTACGGCTTGACATCCTTGATGTCGCACCGCACGCTGTCTCATTATGTCGCTATTCTGATATAAGGTTATTAACATGTATAGTATAAGATTTAGGATTTTCTTTTATACATACCAACGCATTATGCTTGGCACAAATATAGACATCGTATTTCTTCTCCATTTTACTAAAATCAAACCCCAATAAACATTCAAATATTTCTGTTGAGTTTAGTCTTTTCGTGTTGTTGTTTATTATATATCTATTCATTTTCATTTTCCCTCCTTAAAATAATTGCAACATAACACTATGTCCACTCTGCGGTGTACCTTGCGTGGCACACCTTCACGTTACACAATATTAAAGCCCAATATGAGCTTTTCTTTATGAATACAACTGTCGAATCCATTGTCATATAATTCACAACCTCCTTCCGTGTCTTTTATTTTACATTCGTGACAATATCTCACATATCCACCTTTACAAAGGTCAGTGTCAAATCCATCTGTGCAAGCTGGAAATTCTTTCAAGTCACACCCACATTCACCTTCAGCACAGACAACACCTGTATAGCCTTGCGCCCTTAATTTTTCTTCAAACTTTTGTGTCTCTTCATACATATTCATATCTGCTTCTCCTTTCGCTCATTTCGGGCTAATTAATTGAACATAACAACCCGCACACAGGAGCGTGTCAGCTCCCACCCATTATATGTTTTTCTTATAAAATTCATTAGCCGGTAGCGGTCAGGCGTACAGACCCAACCGCAACCTAAGAAATTAGTAACAATTTTGACAATCTCTTTATCAAAATTCCCTATAGCGACAGCTATCGCTTTTTGTACTCCCCTGCTGCTTATTTTATTTTGCAAAGGCAGGATTTGGTTAAAGGTTTTCGCTCGCTTCGACATTATGTTACCCCGTAATACTCGCTTTTTGATACTCAATACGTCTGAGTGCGTGCATACTTTGGTAACTGTTTATTGCTGTTTCAAAAGATTTAATTTTTGCATATTGAATTTTAATAAGTTCCGTTGCTAAGTTCATCTGGAATTTTAATTCCGAGACAACCTTATCACCTGCTGCAAGTTTAGGAATTATCGTAATAGGATTACCATTTGTTTTCAATTCTAATATTTTATGAGACAAAGCAATTTCATAATCACGCTCTGCATTAGCTTTGTTGTTTACAAGTTCGGGTATTTCTTCAATAGCAGCCTGTAATTTTATATTCGATTGAATCATCCCTTGTTCTATTTCCATTGGTGTATTTTTCATTATATCCCCTTAATCAAAAGGAACAGGATCATTTGTTCCATCATCGTGTACAACACTGTTTGTTTGTTCGTTTACAGTATCTTTGTCTTTTTGGGTTGGGATATACGTATCCAAAATGATATACGGTTTGTCGGTTTTCTTTGACCTGAGAATACTCAATTTGACAGTACCGTCTTTAATATGCTCTTTGTTTTCTCTTAAAAATTCGCCAAACTCTTTTGGTTTAATTGATACACTACCTAAAACAAAGTCAGGTGCTTTATCGTGTTTTTCATTGAAGAAAATACCTTTTGTGAATATCGTTTCTTTTTCGCTCATTTTATTTCTCCTATTTTATCTTGTATTTCATTCATTAATTTCTTACCTGTTTCAATACCTACTTTGATTTGTTCGATTACACTCTCATTTCGTTCAACTCGTTTTATGAATAATTGTTGTTCAAAATTAGGATTGTAAACTACATAATCACACCATTTTCTTTCACACACGTACATTTGCATCTGCATTTGTGCAAGATATTTTGTGTCTATTTTCTCATCCAAAAGAAGATTGAAATAAGCCTTGTCTTGTGGACATTTAATCTCAATCATCCCATCAGAATCAACAAATCTGTCAGGAGAACATCCCACATACTCGTCAAGTTCTACAAATCCTACTATCTCTGTTTTGTTCCCTGTTTCAAATTCATAAACCATAGCAGCAACTTCTTCTTGTTCGTTTCCGTGTTCCATCGCAGGGTTAGTATAAACAACATTCTCAGCGGTTGAATAATAATTTGTCATAAGTTCACGGATGTAAGTAATAAGACCTTTACCATTGGCTTTTATTGATTGTGCGTGGCTTGCGGTCATTCTCTTCTCTCGGAGTTTATGCCACTCAGGTGTTCCTTGTTCTATATCAATTATTTTCATTATTCAACTCACTTTCTCTAATTAACTTGTTTTTGTGGTTAGTTACAAGTCGATTAAATCCTTTTGCATTTGATTTGTGGTTTTCACCATTATCTTTCCAGTATTTGCTTAAACTTTCCACTGTTGTAATATTTTCTATCTCCTCACGAACACTTAAAGCTATGCTTAAATCATTATCAATATCATTATTTTGATTGTCATTATCATTGATGTTTTGGTAAATATCGTTAAAGTGTTGTTTGCAAGCCTTTTTTATAACAGTTTTTAAGCACATTTCAGAATACCAATTATTCCAAATATACTGTGTTTTTGCTACTTTTTGATGTTTATCCAAATCTGCCTTTGTCAGAGTAGTTAAAAAATCTCCCCGCTTGTTTTTAATCACACAATAACCACCAATAATTTTCTCATCTGTTCTGCTGAAAGGATCGATTATGTCGTGAGTATATGTAACCTTTCCGGAATTTTTCTCGAACCTGAAAGTGTCCGAAGAATAAACCAAAGCCACATCAATAATAGTCTCAGGATAGGCAATAAGCATTTTATTTTTATATGCTTGATAATCGTAAGAAATACCGGTGCTTTGCAAAGTAATATGAACACCATCAAAAACCAATCCATCAGAAGCAACACTCTTAAAATATTCAGCCAAAATATCATTGGTTTTAAACTTCATCCATTTGTTTTTTAGCTGTCCTTTATTGTCGCCTTTCAAATGTTTTTCAGTCTCTAAATTCATACAATATCGTGCGTAATTTTCAACTTGTGTTTCGTTATATCCAAATAATAATTTTATCAGTTCTTCGCTCGGTTTCATCAGTTCCCCTTCTTCTCTTCATAAATAATCTCAGCTTTAGTAGCAATACGCCCGTCAATTTCGGATTGCACACACTCAGTACACACATTATGCTCGTCAAGATCGTCAACGTGATATTGTCGTGTTCCGCAGTCTTCACAAACAAAATCATTGTCTTTAAATATCCGCTTAATCTCAGCGAAATAATCTTCCCAAACAATACTTGTAATATCAATTGACTTGTCGGAATAATCCCAACTGAGACTTATTTCTGTGTTTGTTGTGTTAAACAAACTACTAACAATATGGTTAAGTTCAACTGTTATTCCCTTATGTCTAACACTTGGATATTTTCCTGTAAAATTAAAAATAACTCCGCCCAACTCGTCAACACCATTGTTTTCACCCATAAGGTCAGACATATTAGCCTGTACCCAACTCATTAAGTTTAGCATCTCTTCGTGTGGTTTCATATTTTCCCCTTTTGCAAATCAAGTTTAAGTACATAACAGCCTGTTAGATTATTGAAGATTAATATTTCCTCAGCTATTTTAAGTTTGCGAGAACGGATAACGATTTCTTCCATACAAATAGACTGTCCGGATTTGTAACGCTGGATTGTATTACGATAATCCTCAGCTTGTTTTTCGAGACGTGAAATATGAATCTCTTGACGTTCAATTATAAAGTCATTGTTTTTAGAGATTTTTTCTAATATCTCAGTATTTTTTTTATACAGACCAATAATTTCATCCCTGTTTTTGATAATCTTTTCACAAACATAAATGCCCTGCTCCAACTTTTTGCACTTCGTCAATTCGTCTTTCATCATTTGTTCTTGGCTCATAATTTCCCCCTTGTTTTTAATTACAAAACCGAAACTGCCGGAACGTGTTTTATTGTCAATCAAAAAAATTTATTTCTTCTCTTGAATAAATTTATTGACGATTTTTTAATAGATTATTTTATAGGCACAGAAATCAAAAAGGAGGCTCAAAATATGGCACATTTACTTTTGTATATAAAATTGAAATCTAAACTTAAAAAGGAAAAAATCCTTGTTAAAGATTGGCTTAAAGAGAATTTTCCTAATCAAAATCAAGGTAGTATTATGCAAATGTTTTACAAAAAATATCCGATACACGAGCACATCAAGACAACTATTGAAAAGTTTTTGGAGGAATAATGACAAACGAACAACTACAAACAGAAAACAAAGAACTGCGGGAACATCTGAGACTTATGCGTAATTATCTTGGTGTAAATGGGTTGTTAGAAGATTTTGAGAGTGGGTTAATAGCAATAGAAACTAATCCCGATTCAGATAATTAATGCCGCCTAACGGCTGGACGCTCTGCTTTAGCAGATGTCGGCTGTTATACAAACGGAGGGAAATTATGAAAAAGACGAAAATTTTAGTAGCAGTTGCAATATCAGTATTCTTTGCAACAATATTTGCTGTGACGTGGTGGGTGTGATGAAAAATAATTTGACAAAAAAAGGAGCAATTTCTTAAATAGATTTGTGGTTGGGACAGAGGTTTGCTACCTTTTCCCGAAACCCTATTAAGTAGGGATTACCAACCATAATTAATCTAATAGGGAGATTGAAAATGAGTATGATTAGAGTCGAAAAAAACAGTTTAAACCCATTTGTTATGTTAAATAAAGAATTTTTAAACAATCCTGCATTGTCGCTTAAAGCTAAAGGATTGCTTTCTTATTTATTAAGTAAACCGGATGATTGGCAAATTTATACAATCGAATTACAAAAACATTTTACTGATGGGAAAAGTTCTATAACTACAGCAATCAAAGAATTAATCAAAAAAGGCTACATCAAAAGAACACAATCCAGAGAAAACGGCAAGTTTGGAAGCTATGAATACATTGTCTATGAAAGGATACCTACCGAAAACCGATTTTCCGACTTCGGTATTTCCGGAAGCGGTAAACAAGACACTACTAATAATGATTTAACCAATAAAGAAATAACTAATGAATTAAAAGAATATAATAAGACACCAATTTTTGACAAAATAGGTGTAACTTTTTCTCCTTTTGTTTCAGAACTGATAAAATACTATTTAAAATCTTATGAACATTATACAGAATACAAACATCCTTATTTAAAGTATGAACAACTTTTAGAAATTGCAGAAAGGTTAGATATTTATGTAAAAGATAGTCTTGATGACTTAGAATATTGGAGTGAATTAATACATCAATACTTTACTACTTTTAAAGGCAACAAAGGAACTGACTACAACCTTAATCATTTTAGTTTTGGTGATACAATTAAAATTCTGATGGGGAGATGTATATGAAAAACCTGACAGCTTTACAAGAAAGACGTATAATCGTAACAATCAACGAACCTATAGAAGAAATTGCAAAAGAATTAAATACATCAACGGCAATAATACATCAATTAAGATTGAAACTTTGCAATCCCAAAAAGAAGCTTATTCCGGTTAAATCGAAAAAACGAAGGAATAAAGCAGGTTTTAAACATCTTTTTGCAAACAAAACTCCCAAAATACAGCCTGTAAAAATCAAAAAAACAATAAACAAAGTAAAACCAATGATTCAAGGAATGAAGTATATCTCGACTCTTGAATGGGGTTACTGGATTAGACAATATAAATGCAAAAAAGTCAGCATAGGGAAAACTTTCAGATTTTCTAATTATTCAAACACAGAAGATTGTCTGATTGCTGCTCAGATTTGGCGGAATAATAATATTGTAGAAGCAGATTTCAGCAGACCTTTGAGGAAAGAGCCTATGCCGTCAAATAAATTACAAATTGCAGGGGTTTACAAAACTGTAATTTATCGCAAAGATCAGGAAACGCCATATTTTCGAGCGTTCTGGACTAAAAATAAAAAACAAAGAACTAAATATTTCAATATTGACAAATACGGCAAAAAGAAAGCGTTAGAATTAGCTGTTACTTGCAGAAATGAAGCCGTACAAAGAATAAACCAATGAAACCCAAAACAGAACACAAAATAACCATATTCTTAAAACTATGTATAATAACAATACTCTCATTATTCGGGACGCTGTTGTTTTTGCAAATGAACGAGCCAAAACCGACATCTGAGCCACCGAAAAGAAAAAGTGATATTGTGAGACCTTTTCAGAGATTGCACGGCGGAGATGCAAATTGTTATGGTCTTATAAATGGATATTGGGTTTATTGTGATTCGTTGCGAGTTTTCAGGGTTGAGGATTATAGAAAATGAATATACCATTTAAATTTCCACTTGACAGATAACACAATGAAAACGATTTTTGATTTGTATAGAGTGGATGTTAGAGGTTGACTAACAATGAATAAAATTAAAGAGCCGAATTTTAGAAAACTGCCTGCTTGCAGGGTCAACCCTTTTTCTTTAGTTCGGCTTATATATTATAAGGTTGTATAATATGGTACTTAATAAAAAAAAATCATTTATAATTTACGATGATTCTCTTGAAGTATTGAAAGATTTGTCCGATGAAGAGATCGGTAAAATATTTCGTGAGCTATCAAATTATAGGCAAGACACACCCGTCACACTTACCGGGACACTACTTGTTATCTTCAATATATTCAAAAACCAAATACAAAGGGATGAAGAAAAATACACAGCTAAATGTTTGAAAAATAAAGAGAATATAGACAAAAGATGGAATCCTAAAAAACACATACAAACGAATACAACCGTAAACGATGGTAAGATTCGTAATACGAAACATACCGATACTGATACTGATACTGATAATGATAATGAGAGTGATACTGAGAAAGATAAAAAGAATAAAGAAAAATATCTTTTGCTTATTAAGCCAAAATCCGGAAAATTTCAAGACACCTTCGATGATTTTATAATCCACAGGAAAGACATAAAAAAACCTATGAGTTGGAATGCTAAAAAATTAATGCTTATGAAACTTCAAAAGATAAACCAAAATGAAACAATACAAATCGAGATGCTTAACCAGTCGATATTGAAAAACTATAGTGATGTGTTTGAGATAAGGGAAAACTTTAACCACAAACCCACAAAAGCAGAAATAGAAGCGGCAGCACGTGAGAATTTTTTAAAAAAAGGAAGGGAGATAATAGATGTTAAATCCAGAATTTCTTAAAATAATGGACAGATTGAAATCGGCTAATCTA